CCATTATAATGCTCAATTTTAACACCATCTAAATAAAAAGACAAGGCATTGTGAATGAACCCGTTAGTAGTTCCCGCGCCTCTGTAACCAACTCCACTTTTATTAACTGAAGGAGCTACGAAAGAAACTGTTATTTGATGCCATTGAGAATCATAAGCGCCAGAAATATCATAAGATAAATATGCATAACCATTTCTTTCTACTTCTATTTTCATTCTTTCAGAAGAATCTATTTGTATATTTACATCAGCATCAGTAGTTGAATAATTCCTCATAACATAACTAGTAGAAGATTGAGAAGTACCATCAAATTTAATCCAAAAAGAAGCAGTCCAGTCTCCATTTTTAGCGTAAAAAGGGTGATCAGTAGCTGAAGTTAATGAAGTTTTCATAAAGTCTGAAGCACCCATTAATATAGATTTAGTATTTAATATAGAAGTGCTCTCTTCAACTGTTATAGTTACAACAGCAGTATCAATTCCAAAAGGGTTAGCTGCTTTGACCGTAAAAGTATAACTATCACTAGTCCCATTGTAAGAAGGTGCGGTACCCATTACTACACCGTTAGAAGGATTTCCAGCTAACCATGTAGGCAACCCCTCAAAAGCCCAAAACGTAGAATTACTTGAATTAACATCTAAACTAGGAGTAAAGTTAACCGAACCACTTTCAGATACTAATATCGTCTGATTAGATATATTAGGGGCGTGAGTAGACTCTACTATACCACCCCCTACCGAACCAGACTGAGTGAATAAAGCGTTAAGTTCGTTCACTGCATCAGCTAAAGTTAATGATACTGAATGTCCGTTTATAGTTAGGTTATCAGGGGATAAATCCTCTAATATTGCATGAGTAGTATTCTTTTCTATTACCACAATGTAAGAACCTATAGATATTGCCTGTAATGTATTCACCGCATAACTATCTAAGCCTTGCAACACTATAGTCGTATTAGTAGCATCTGCAGAAAAATCTAAAGTAGCTGGATTGATGTTTGTATTTGTAAAAGGATTAGTCAAGTATAAACCACCATCATTATTATCTACAAAAACAGAACCTTTTCCAGAAGCCTGATTATCTTGTACCGATAAAGAAACTACTTTCGTGCTAGTTTCAGGGTTGGATATACCGCCATTTTCAATATCTATATCTACTTCACAATGATTAAACACATTATTTTTAATAGAAATCTTCGCAGAACCGTCCGAATGTAAATATAAATCATTTGCTAAAGTAATACCGTGTTTATGACCACCTTCGATTAGTCTGTGTGAATAGAATGTATTACCCATAATATCAGTAATAAAAGATGCTGTAGAAATACTATCCCCACCTTCTATAAATATACCACCTTCAGCATGAGGTATAACCCCGTTATAGTAATATTCACTTAAAGCAAAATCTGTTATTCTATTTGATTGAATTACCGATCCGGATACATTTTTTAATTGGACACCGCCTACCCAACACTCTTTAATAAGGCAGTCAAACAAATGATTTTCCTCGCCTCCTTTTATTTCAACACCAACACCTCTAACATATTCAATTATATTCCGTCTTAATGTTGTGTTAAAACATCCAGTATCTACACTTTCTGAATCTGTTTGAGACAATACTATTCCATGCTTTAAACATTGTTCGATATGATTGTCATCTAAGTGCCCATCTGTATCTAATGAGCCACACCCATTTAATCTAATCCCTTCAAAACACACATCTATTTCGTTTCTAGATATTACAGACGTTTTACACGCTACTAATTTAATAGCACACCCTCCGTCTGTAAATTTAGACGTGTTGGCTGATGCGAAAGATAATAGCTCAGCTTCTGTTGAGTCCGTTCCTACGTTTCCACTTGTTGCTAATCCGTTATTCCACCCAGTACCATCCCATCCTATATTGTAAAAGTGGCAATCAGTTATTTCTACCTTACCCACACTTACATTATTAACAAAACCGTAAGTTCCGTTCCTGAAGTCCACACGTCTTACATGATAATCTTTAGTAGACGTGCCAATGAGAGAAAATATAGCTCCGTTAGTATTATTATATGAAGCGTATTTAATAGAGGTATTGTCAGATCCAGTAAAATAAGTAGCGTTATTAGGGTTTAATAATATAGGTCCTGTTATTACAAAATGTCCATGCAAAGATATAGTACCCCCATCTAATGAGGCTGTTACAGCTTGTTGTATATCAATATAAGGTTGTAATGCCGAACCAGTATGTATTAATCCAGTATAGGAAGAGTCTACGTATATATCAAATTGACCAATAGCCGAATTTTCAATATCGGATACCCTCACCCCTAAATTCTCTACTTTTTGCCAAGAAGACCCACTATATTTAACTATGTCATTAACAGCCCAAGCAGAAGTACCCCCTAATGAAGTTGCACCATCTACGGATACGTAATACCAATCCCCACCTGAAGGGGTAGTAACTGAAATGTCAGGCGTATTAGTGTCAGCATTCCACACCCCTAAATAAGCCGCATTAACATCAATAGGAGCGGCTACATTTCCTTTGAGGTTAATATAAGCCACAGCATCATTAACGGTACTAAATTGCACCCCAGACTCATCTCTAAATTCTGTGTAATCTATTCTAAAAAATTCATATTTCTTTATACCACTCTCCGCTGTTGTAATATCATTCACCACGTTTAAAGCTTGCGAATCTTGGGAACTTACTTCAGCACTCAAACAAGCGTTCCAATATACGGGGTTTGAAGAACCTCTAAATTCAATACAATTCCCAGCTTCGTTTCTTTTTATAGTTATACTCATTTTTTATCTTATTATAGTGGTTAAAATTCCTAACGGTTGTATTATCACTGGATTATCAGATTTTATAGATGGTAGCGCTAAAGCATTAATATCCTCAATAGAAGTTATCCATGCAGATATTTCCACTCTATTTAAGTAGGTATTTCCAGAAGTTCCAGAACCGTAAAAAATAGGCTGTGCAGTTAATGGGAAGGTAGCTGTTATAACATCATTAATATCTCTATTTGAATACCATAAAGCCGGCTCTATTGTAGTATTAGCTATTTGAGGTATTACGTTAAAATCAAAACGAACTCTTAATTGATCCCCGTAGTTTAAATCGTTTAATTTTATTCTCCCCATAGAACCCTCAAAACCAGTTCCAGAACTAGATGGGTTAGCTATATCATAATCGTAGTCATAATCGAATAAAGTACTAACGCCAGAAGGTAAATTAGCGCCTTGAAATAGACCTATACCAGCTTTTCCACTAGGAGGCGGAACAGACCAATAGGGATTATCTACGGCAGTATGAGAAGCCCTACTCAATGAGAACACTTTATATGTAGAAGCGTCTACATCATCCTGACTATAACTAACTCCTTCTCCTTCTTGCCATATGTAATTACTGCCGGACGGTTTACTAGAGAAAGCCCCAGTTCTTGAATATCCCGATTTAGCCTTTTTTGCCTCAGTCAATGAGGCATAGTTAAAAAGTACTGAAGAAAGAGCTAATTGTAAATCTAAAATATTTGAAAATACAACGCCATCAACAGTATATTGATCAAAAGAAGTATAAGGAACTAAAATGTCATCACTATCAAATTTACTGCTTATCTGTAGTTTATTACTTGACACGTAATTTTCATATCCTTTAGGTTTAATTTGAACCTCTCCAAAAGCTTCTATTTTGAAGCTGTAATCGTTTACCGTTGTAATTTTAATCATTTATTTTTATTTAATCAGTGTATAACCAAAACCACCTTTTTTAGTAGCGCCACTTTCGCAGCTATCACTTTTATTAGTCCATATAGTAAAATTAGATTGATCTAAAAAAATTCTTATAACATCAAAATAACTATTAGCCCTTTGCTTACACTCTTTCCACATATCTTTTCTATCCTCATTATGAGTAGGATTTGAAAATTCAAAAGTCTTTATAGTGTTACCTGAAGGAGTATCGTTATATCCACCATAGTAAGTGTAACGACCATACGCAAACTCACTTAATACGGCCCTCAAACCGCTATGAGTCCACGTATTGCCGTCTATAATAAAGTCCCCTCCATTTAACAAATTTTGGTAATCCGGTAAGGCTATATTTTTTAATACATCAAAGTAAAAATCGTAGCCCAATAAAGGACAAAGATCTTGTAATTGTGCGTCATTTATATACTCGTCTATTTTATCGTTAGTAGTAAATAAAGAAATATCTTTATAACTAGAAATATCTGATTTAGTAATTAATAATGCCATGTTTATTTATTTAAGTTCGTTTCTTCAGTTCTAGAAACTAAAGGGTTAATAATAAATTCTGCTTTATTCAAATCACTATTAACGGTCCCAACAAATAAATCTTTAAAGCAGTCTTCTATATCTCTCTTAATATTATCCACTCTAAATTGTACGTTTAACATCATTTGTTGTATTGCATCACCACCACCACCAAAAAGAGCATTGTCATCATTTTTAATTAATGAAGGCGAAACTCCATAAGCAATGCATATTTTATCACTTACGTTTTTATCTGTATATTCAAAAAGTTTATCATTAAGATCAGTTCCTACCTCTTGGATAAATACCTCTTGACTTAAGTCGTCACTATCTAGTTCCGCTTCATAGTGGTTAATACCTCCTACTCCGTCAGCCCCTAACTGAGACTTCATACCAGCTTGAAAGTTCGCTTTACTTTTGTCATTATCAAATTCTTTTGTAACAACTATAGAGTTTTTCATAAAACCCTTAGTAATAAGATTTTTCTTATATACACTAGATTTCCATTCCGAGATACAATCGTCAATTACTGGATCTATCCATGATTTAGGGTATATATC